TTTACAATGTTTATAACGCAGATTTTTCGGTAGGGGTGGTTTGTAGCTGGTATCAAGGTGGCATTACGAACTGTAATCATTTTCTTTTTACGCAACCTAAGAATGAAACTTCGCATCTTTGCATAACTTATATTCCACATCTTTGCGTTTTTTCTAAGTGGAAATATAACTTCTCCTCTTTTTACAAATATTGGACTATCTATAAATCTAGCCTCCTTATCTTTGTGGCTAGCTGAACTTACCATATATAGCCATATTGCTGACTCAATTACATTTTTAAATGCTTTGTGTCTCCATACAGACCTCCAAGCAAGAAAAAAACCTGACTTACGCATAAACTGCCTCCATATATTCTTTTACCTTTTTGAGTAATCTTTCCTCACTACCATATTTAGCTTCAAATGCTTTTTTATTCATGTGAATACTAAATCCTCCAGTATGATGAAATTGACATAATGGAATAACATCCATATCAGAACTTTTTTGACCCATACCTACATTGTGTCTTGGATGGTGAAGCTGACATGGTGAACCACATATAATACATCCCATTTCTGCAACTCGACTCATATACTCTCTAACTTTTTTTGGTTTGTATTTTCCCATAGTGTTCCTTGTGTTGTATCAGGTTGTTTATACGGCTTCCATTCAAAATCAATAAGTGTGTAACTTTTATCGTTAAACTTTGATTTAATTATGGTCTTTGTATATTGCTTTGCTTTTTTCAGATTTTCATAAGGTATAATCATAAACTCTTTGCCATGTGTAATACCCAATGATTGTTTTGTTTTTAGTGCCTTTTTATAGACATAATCTCGGATGCTTACTTTGCCGAGCCATATTTTAGTTACTTCTACTTTTATCATCTTTATCCTCCTTTTATGAGTGCTGTCGAGGGAGGTCAACAGCACTCTACGATTAACGTAAAAGGATAAAAAATTACTTATGAAAAAAATAACTATTCGTAAGTAATTTCTTTTTATCCTAGATAACGAATCAATACAATATTTGTAGAAAAAAAACAAGAAATACTACTAGATGTTGTTTATAAGGTTAAAAAACCGCTATTTTACTGAGTTTTTATATACAACTTTTTATTTGACAAATATATACAACTTATAATAAGATTTGCTCATGGATAAAAAAAATAGCAACGGAGAGAAAATGACAAAATTAATTTGGAAAAAAACAAGAAAAGCATTTAAAGGTGGTTATGCTAGTTGGTACGCATTATCGCCTGTAAATGATTTTGTATTTATTGCCAAAGATCAAGGTGGTCAATGGTCTAATCATATTATCTACAAAAAACATTTACATTTAATTGACAATATTGATTGGTTAAATGTTCAAGATTTAGAATACAATGGTCAGCAAATATTAGATTGTGCTTGTCATACCTTAAAAGGTTCTAAAGCTGAATTTCAAAGATATGTAGATAACAAAACTTATCATAAAAAAAATAGTTTTGGTTTTTGGAATCTAAAAGAATTTTTAAAAACAAATAAAGAGGTTTTATGCAAATAGAAACACTTAGAAAAGCTGATGACTTTAAGCAAGGTCATTTAAATTTAGTTCAGCATTTTTTAAAAAAAGGTTGTTTTTTTTCTGTTGTAGATTTAGAAACAGAAAAAATGACTATAGACAATTCTTCAGATTACGAACAAATAAAAAAAGCAATTAATGAAACGGAAACTCATTTAGAAATTTACAAACAAAATAAAATGATTTCAAGAGTGTGGGTAATTCCTTTCAATGATGGTATTGATACAATCGCTGATTATTTAGTAAGTAAAGAAATTGATATTTGGGCAGATGAATTTGAAAAAACAATGGAGAGAATATGATTATATCTATTATAAAAGGTAAAGCTAAAAATTGGCAAAAACAATTTAAAAAAGTTTTTGGGGAATACCCTAAAAATGCTACATTAGGAGATGTAGTAAAACCAAGAATGATATTAGCAGATAATGTCGTTCAATTTATAGAAGAGAAAGAGTATGCAGTTAAACAACATACAAAACCTCAAACGCAATCAACAATACTTCAAAGTAGTGGAGAGAATAAGAAAGAAAAAGGAAGAGTTGTTGAAATTAGAGAGTACAAGAAAAGTCTTGGCTCTTAAAGTGTTTGAAGTAAAAAAAATATAAAGGTAGGATAAAAATATGAAAAAAATGATAATAGGGATGGTAGTCGTATTGACTCTATTAAATGCTTGTGTCCCAAATATGGTAGTACACACAGGGGGAAGAAGCGGAACTTTTGATAAATCAACAGCAGTAAATCTTACAGCAGATAGAAACGATTGTAATGATATTGTGAAAGAAAATGTAAATCTTGCATGGGACTATTCAAGATTTGCCTTTGCTAAATACATTGAAATAGGAACAGTTGGTCTTATCAAAGCAAAAGAACCTAAAGCTAAAACAATCAAAAGGAACTGTATGACTTCTTTAGGTCATGCTGTGTTAGACTAAAAAAATAAATATGACAGTTAGAGAATTAGTAGGAAAATTATTAGAGCAATATTCTCACGATTTAGATGACGAAATAAGACTTTGTTTAATGAGTCATAACGATGAAGAATGTTTTGTTGAATTTAGAATCTCTGAAGTTGATGCAAATGCAATTTATTTTAGAGAAAGAGGTATAACAAGTGAGAAAAAATTTTTTAAAGTAAATTTGCCTTTAGATAAAAGTTTTAGTTCTATTTTAGGAAAGGAGATAAATGAAGAAACTAAGTCTTAAAAGTACACAAGAAAAAATGAAAGAACTTCGCCTGAAGTATCACATGAACCCAAACGATGACGAAACTTTTGACCAGCTTATAGGTGCTAGATTGAGATTCGCTAGATTGGTCAGAAACAAAACTCAAAGTGAAGTAGCAAATGCGATAAACGTAAGTTTCCAACAAGTCCAAAAGTATGAGTGGGGAACTAATGAAATGAAATGTAAAAAAATGTGGAAAGTATCAAAGTATTTAGGATTTTCTCTTAAATGGATGTTTTCAGCATTTAAACACAAGGAGGATAAAAACAATGTCAATAGTATTAACTAATAAACAAGGAAAGAATATATCTTATAACTCTAAAGCTAAAAGTTATAGATATTATGTAGATGGTGAACCTAAATCTAGTGTAACAACAGATATTGGAAAAAGAATGGATAAAGGCGGTTTGATATTTTGGACAGACCAAGTAAAAGACCAAGCTATAAAAAGAGTAATGACTCAAAACAAAGTGCCTTTAGATGAAATCAATGATTTCTTAAAAAAAGTAAAACAAATATCAGAAGATATAAAAGTAGAAGCAAGAGATATTGGTTCTACGTTGCATGAGTGGATTGATATGTATTTGAAGAAAAAAAATCCACCTTTACCATCATCTGAACCATTAAAAACAATGTGTAATAAATGGCTTGCGTGGTGGCAAAAACAAAAATTTGAAATAATAGAATCTGAACTACCAGTATATAGTTCTAAGTCTGATATTGCTGGATGCACAGATGCTATTGTTACAAAGCCTAGCTGGAAAGGACAAAAGGCACTTTTGGATTGGAAAAGCAGTAAAGATTTTTATTTAGACCAAGTGATACAGGTCGAAACATATAAAAACTTTATTGAAGAATCTACAAACCATAAGATAGATAAGATAGCTATTGTCAATATTCCAAAAGACCCAAATAAAGATTTATCAATGATGGTTATTAAATCAGACAATAAATTTTATAAGGGTTTCAAAGCGTGTAGATACTTAAACAAGTTAGATGAGGGATGGAAAAAAACAGTATCTAAATTTAAAAAGGAGATAAAAAGAAATGTATAATAAAAAACCAAAACTACCATTTGTTGCATTATCAGGTAAGCTATTTTCAACAGGTCGTCAATCACCACAGTTTGAATTTAGTATAAGAGCAACAAACTTAAAATTAGAGTGTTCTATTACAAAAAGAAAATATAAATTTTCTGAAGTATTAAAATGGTGGCAATCACCTGAAATACAAAAATATGCTATGGATGGATGGGAACTTTACGTTGAGTCAAAAACACAAGAGCCATTTAAGCAACCTAAGTATGGTGAAAACATAGAGCAAATCATTTGTTTTAGAATGAAAAAACCTTTTGACAGGAGACCTAGTGTTGCTGGTTTCAAACAAGTAGGCACAGCAATGGGTGTAACACCCCAACAAAGTTTTGCACCAGACCATGCACAAACAGCGACACAGCAAGATATGAAAGAACTAGATGATAAAATACCAATGCCTAGAGAAGCTGGAGACGAAGATGAGTGGAACAACCAGTTTTAGGGAAGATTATTTACACCTTGATAGAAAAACTCTTATGAAAGAACTTAGAGAATTTTCTAATGAGTATAATAAATGGTATGGTCTTAAAGTAGATAGAGAGACTGAACTTAAATTATTATATGCAAAAAAGTATTCTGAACTTAAAAATGATGTAGTAAAAAGGTCTCAAAAAGATGTTGAGGTTTTGATATTGCAAGATAAAGAACATATTGAAGCAAAAGCAAGAGTTGATGAAGCAGATAAACACTATCTTTCATCTAAACTTTCATATAATAATAAGAATACAGAAATATCTCTTTTACAAAGTGAATTAAAAAGAGAACTACAACTAATGGGTAAGGAGAAATAATGTTATTTTTTGGTAAAACAAAGCAAGATTGGAAAGCATTAGAACTACAATACAGAAGAGAGTGGATTTGTTTTGTATCTGGTTTTGTGCTTGGTGCGATAATATTTTAGTGCTTCGTTACATTATAAAAGTCTAAATCATCATTTGCAGTTATAGGTCTGTATGTGATTTGGTAATCTAAAAGTATTAAACCATTTTCTTCAAAATTATTTAGTATCTTTTCTTTGTGTTTGAATGTAGGAAACTCATCAACAAAAGATAAACTTACAGCTTTACCTAATTGTTCATGTTCTTCTAAAGGTGCAAAGAAAAATTCTGCTTCTACTAATATATAATTTTTGACGTTCATATAATGTTCTTATCATATATAAACTATTATATAATTACTTTTTTTTGAATGTATTGACTCCACGAATACCAAGTATTGTACTAAAAGCACCAATAACAAGTCCTTGATACCAAAAAGGTAGATTTTCAAACTTCATAAAAAAATAATCTACTCGTTCTTGTAATGCTTGGTCTCCAAAAAATACAGAATATGCTAAAATTAAAAGTGGTAAACTTAATAATATCAAACAAAATTCATCCTTGAAATCTGACTCTTGCCTTTTATGTACTATCTTTTGTAATTCTACTTCTCCTTTTACTGCTCTTTCTAAATGTTTTACTTCAGCTTCACTTTCAAGCAGTTTTGCTCTTTTTTTGTTTTTATATATTTCTGCACCAGTTTTAAGTGCAAGTTTACCTAGTGTGAACCACATTTTAACTCCAATGCTAACTCGCAATAATGTTTAATCTTTTCGTATCTTTCTCTGTCAGATTCATAATTCTTTTTCCTTACAGCATATTTTACAATACATCCATCTATAAAATCTAATTTGTGGGCTATAACAAGCTGTATAGGGTCAATTTTTGCGTTCTTGTAATGTTCCCCACCAATTTGCTTATCTAGTGCTGAACCACGCTTAAAACGCTTTATTTTGCCTCCTAGAGGGTCTTTTTTATCCGTCATACAATCTTTTTAATCCATCTGCCTTTATTATTCAAGACCATAGGTAAAAGTCTAGGTATTCCGTCAATAATTATTCCACAGCCTAGAATAAATCTTGTTTTGAAATTCTTAGCATAATTCATAGCCATAGATTTTTGATTGATAAGACAACCCACGTTCATACCAAAAAATAGATTATCAGGATTAGCCCACCAAGATATTACAAACTTAGTATGATAATGACCTTGAACTGCTGACATACCCATAGCTTGTGACACTTTCAATATGTCCGCACTTCTGCCATGTGTAAAAAAACATCTTTGACCATTTGACATTGTAATCGTTAAATCATCAACCCATTTCCACTTTTTTGTTCCTAAAAAATCACCATAAGGTTTTAGAAACTGGCGACTCATTCCATATTTTAATGCTCTTCTATAAACAAGACTTGAATGATTAGAGTCAACTTCAATCATCTTTGGAAATATAGATTCTAATTCTTTGATGTATTCTTTTGATTTATCTAGTTCCATACCAGCAGAATATAAGTCTGGGTCATGTGTGTGCATATTGATTGCATGAAAATCAAGTAAGTCTCCAATATTAATTATAAAATCTGGTTTGTACTCTTTTTTAATTTCTTTTAAGAAATCTATTGCGTCTTTGTGTTGATATGGCAGATGCATATCTGAAATAACTAATATCCTCTTCATTATTCACTTATAAAGTGAATTGTGGATAAATGCAAATTTAGTTAAGAACTGTGTAGAGTAGATGCGTAACAGCTATCAAACAGATAGACCACATAACTTTTTCCATACGAGAAACTCTTTGGTCTAAGTGTGCAAGATGGTTGCCACGAATAGTTTGTATCTCGTGTTTTAATAATGCAATCTCACCCTCGATACGGATTAGTTGCTCTTTGTTTTTCTGACTAGCTGTTGCCATTTTTACCTTTTACGCTTTTTTCTTCGTAAATCAAGGTCATGTTTTCTTGAACCTCGTAAAAAACTATTCACTCTTCCCATACTCCAAGCAGACATAGATACTCTTCTTGAACCAGCAGATAGAAAAGCACCTTGACCTCTACGATATACTTTTACAAGCGTTCCGTAAGATACGCCTTTTTTTGCTTTAGCTTTTCTTCTTAATGTAGCTTTTACTGCTGTTGAAAGTGGTCGTCTAAATCTACTAGCCATTATGCTTTTGTTCTCCTACGCAATAAACCTCTAGGTATGAAACCACCTGTTTTATATATTGATGAAACTTGTTTGATAAGTCTTGCTCTTCTTGTACGTTTTGAGCCTTTAAGACCTGTAAGATATTTTTTTGGTAAGTCTAATTCTTTATCTCTTGCGACTTTTCTTCTTTTTCTTTTTTTTGACATTTCTTCTTCTCTTCCTCATTGGGAACTTATTAATCATTTCTCTAATGGAAATAGATGTTGTAATTCCACTCATTTACCAAATCTTCGCATTGCAATGGTATGTGCTTGTGCAAATGTTCTTTTTCTTCTACCACCAGCACCACTCATTAGTCTAGCCATAGACCTCATGTGTTTTAGTGAGTGATGTCTTGCGTGGCTTCTCATTGTCTTTTGTTGTCTTGGCGTAAGGTCTTTTATTATATTTTTAATAGATGCTACTTTAACCATTATCTTCTCTTTTTACCTTTTTTTTTCTTCTTCTTTTTTTTCTTTGGCTTCATTCCGCCACCATAGTGATAAGGCATAGTTTATCTCCTCTTTTTAGTTTTCTTCTTTTTCTTCATAATAGCTTTTTGTAAAGCCATTGGAAGTTTCTTTTGTTTTTTTGTTAGTTTCATGTTTTCTCCTAGTTTTGTAACTGTCCATCTTTCCAAACAGCATCTGGTAAGCCATTTGTAAATTTTTTTCCATCGAATGTCAAAATTTGTTTTCTATTAGAGTTCTCCACAAACGAGCAATGAATCCATCCACTATTAGCCTCTCCATTCCAGTATTCAAGAATCAGTTGGTCAAAATCACAGTTGTTTGAAATCCACATTGCAACTTTAAGGTTAGATATACCCATGATTTCAAAATCAACTGCTTCGCCTTTTGTATGTTGAGATGTTTTTTTACTACCAATAGCCTCACATAATTCAGGACTTCTATATCCTGATGTTATAACTATGGGTTTATCAAACTTTGCTCTTACAGGTTCAAGAACGCCATAGCAAATATCAGTAAGGTTTTTTATTTCACCACTACCAGCTTTATTAGAGATACCCATACGAGTAGCTGTCATAGACTTCTCAAACTCTTCAAGTTTGAAATGTTTGGAAAGTTGCATTATTCAGGCTTTGTTGGAAACTTCTTATTTTTGGCTTTAGCTTCAGTATTAACGCCATCAGTAATGTCTCTTAAATCTTGACGATATTTTTTCATACCATCAGACATTTCAACATCAGATAAAGCATAGTAATCAGTTTCTTTTAACAGATTATTTCTTTTTTCTCTTAAAGAAACCATTGCTCTATCATAAGCACCATCTGCCCATGCTTTTTCTTCAGCATCTCTTTGTGCGTTTTCTTCTGCTGTGAGTTTGATTCTCTCACCATTTACCATTTTATATCTATCTGCCATATTTACTCCTTATTGTTGTTTGTTATCATAATTATTTATAGAACTCCATACATATCTATCGTGCCTGAATCTACATTTCCACTATTTGCCTTAAATTCAATAG